AGAGTTAAACCATTCAAACTAACGCCGGAAGAAGCGGCTAGAGCCATAGAAGAACAGGAAGTGGCTTTAGATGAATTAGTGGAAAGCGGAAGAATGTCGCGAGAAGCAGCGGAAAGCCGTAAAAAGGAAATCCGAGAATTCCCACGCCGCCGTTTTTTATAAAAAGGAGTGATAGAATGAAACATTACCGGCTTAGATGGGAAAGTATAGCGTTCCCAGATATGGGACTTACAGAAATCGTCGATGCAGAAACGGCGAAAGACGCTAAAGTCAAGGCTGAGAAGAATTCTACCGATGAATTTCTGTCAGTATATTATTTAGACGAAATAGAGGAGGTACCAGAATGTGTAGTAAACATATGAGTGAATTCGTGTGCCAACAGCTTGACGAATTGGAGGCGCTGTTCAAGAAAAAGCATGAGCAGTATTCCTCCGGCGCAGATGAGCTTGCTAATTTTCGCTGCGGCGCGCTGCTGAACGGACGTAGCGACGATGCAGAGGGAATGTTTGAGGAACTGAAAGCGTATGCGGCAAAGCATATCGCTTTTGTTTATACTCATGATATTCATGGCGATAAAATTGCCGAAAGTCTGAAAGATATTGCCGTATATAGTCTGATTGGCTTATACATGGCGGAGCTGGCGAAGGCTGAGGACGAAGAAACATATAGCCTGGGGCCTTGCCTTGATAGTGCTTTAATCGCAGCTGCAAACAAAAGCATTAAAGCTTTTCGCAATTTACAAAATGAGCTTAATTCTGGCAATTCAGTACAGAAAAGCAATGAGGATGCAGAAAAATGAAATTAACATTTACGATTCCAGGCGAACCGACGGCGCAGGGACGGCCTCGCTTTTCTACTCATGGCGGATTTGCAAAAGCATACGACCCGGAGAAAAGCCGTAACTATAAAGCCTACGTCAAACTGTTAGCTAGTGAAGCGATGCAAAATATAGGGCTGACGCTCACGGAATTGCCGTTGCGAGTAGAGATAATAGCTGACGTGGGTATTCCTGCCAGCAAGTCGAAAAAATTCAAGGAGCAGGCTTTAAACGGCTTGCAGCTGCCGATTAAAAAACCCGATGTTGACAACGTCGCAAAAATTATTCTTGATTCTATATCTGGCATTGTCTATAAGGATGATAAACAGATTGTTAAACTTACAGTTTCTAAAAAATATAGTGATACGCCAAAAGTTGAGGTGAAAATTTATAATGTTGAATAATTGTTTGATACTTGGCTGGGTGAAATTTGAACCGGATGCAAAAGTTATGAAGAACGGCAAAGAGGTGTGCACTTTGGAAATACAGTGTGCGCGCCAATATCGGGATAAAGATAATAAGCGCGTTTACGATTACATTTCTTGCCGCTGCTTTGTGCCTGGACTGATTAAATATATCAGCAATTTTGTTACAAAAGGCTCGCAAGTTATTGTGGGCGGCCGCTTTCAGACTGATTTATACGTGGATAGGAACGGCAAAAATTCTAAAGCAAGCTACTTGCTGATGGAGCATTTGGAATGTGTCCGGATTGCGGAAAACACAGCGCCGTATCCTCCGAAAGAGGAACGGAAAGACCCGCTCGATGATGTGGACTGGTAAAGAAAATGGATTACGCAGAAGCAGCAGACCACGCAGAGAGTTTGTTCTTTGCCAAAAATGCGATTGGTAAAGCGGTTGTTTCCGCCAGGATGCAGCAGAGGGCGGAACGCTTGGAATTTGATATGAGGACCGGCGGCGATTCTACGGCACGCCTTGCGATTCAAGCAGTAACGCCGCTTGCTGCGGTTCGGTGTATTTATCTTGGGCAGGCGTTTTTGGTTTACCAGCCGGAAAAATGGCTGGATGTTATGGAACGTTCGCTTCTTCTGTTTCGGCAGCGGTTTGGTGACAAGTCTTATAAGGCGATTCAGCACCGGTATGTATACCATTGGACCGTCCGCAAAATCTCCGTTATGGATGAGATTAGTCCGCAAGTGTACGCGCTTCGCCGCCGCTCATTCATTGACGGCCTACTCATGCTGGCGATTCAAGAAGGACTGCTGCGGATTGACATAAACGCGAACAGTTTCCAAAAGGCCAGGGCGGAACAGAAGCAAGAAAAGTAAAGGCAGGCGCACGGCGCTGCCGCTTCCAAACATTAAGAAAACGCTTGCTATTGGTTGGGCGTTACGTGTGCGAACACAAACAAAAAAAGCCGGGGTTTTGCCTCGGCCTTTTTGTTTTTCGCTTCCCTAAAGTATGCGCTGCTCGCATTTGCAGGATACAGAAAAGCCCCGGGGCAAACACCCTGGGGCTTTTGTTTTTTATAATGCTTCGTTAAAATACCGGGCGGCGGTACAATTCGGTAACTTTTGCCGCCAGATCATCTCTTATCATCCAACGAATAAGCGGGGACGTTGCGTTTTTAAATTTTTTGCACGCTTCTGCAACCAATCCCGCGCGCAGTGCGTCAACTTCCCAAACGTGCAGCGGCGTACGTTCTTTCAACGTGCGCGCGGTCCAATTAGCTGGCGGATTCCAAAGCTGTTTGTAGTTGTCTGGCAGCCCTACGCCTTGACGCTTCCAATGGTTCAGCAACGCCAGGCGAAAAGTTGCTGCTTTCCAATTAAGAGTTTGGCGGCCGCGTTCATTATCAAAACGGGCGCGGATGGCTTTCTGCTTTTTGATTTCGGCTTTCAAGCCGGTAAAGTTCTTCATGTTTTCGCTTCCTTTCAATAATAGCCCGGCTTGCGCCGGGCGGGTGATTCAGTTTTACAGTTCGACAACTTCCAGATACGCGCGGCGGCGGTCGTTGTCGATGATATACGGGCGGCAGCCGCTGCCGTCATATTGGTTAATTACGTCGGCTTGTTTAAAGCCGTCATAATCAATCACCGGGCAGCCTGCGTCATCAGCGTAAACGCTAGCGCCTTCCGGCAGCATCATGTAAACGCGGTCACTCGCTTCACTGTAAGCGACGGGGGCCAGAGAATAGCTTTCGTTATAGCCGCATTTCTGGTAGTCGCGCCAGCCAGGCAGCAGAACGCGGGGCGCTTCTTCATCGTAGCCCACTTCTTCGTATTCGTCGGTTCCAGCGTGGTAAACGTGAACGGGGTAAAGCTTAGTGGTTTCGCCTTTGATAAGCTCGCCGCTTTCCGTGCAGGCGGTCGCTTCCCAATATTCGCCGTTCCAGTCGGATTTAAAAGCGGCGTAGCGCTGGCCTTCTTCATCGGCGGCTACAAAAAGGGCGTTATAAACGTTGTTTTTAACTTCTTTCAACATGGTTGATTCCTCCTAAAATTGTTTCTGCCTATTAATATTCTACACCGGCGGCTTTCCTGCCGGTGTAGTGGGTTGAATAGTTTAAGTTGCTGATTCAGCGGTCTAAACAAAACATACTTACGCTGGTTCCGTATATTTCCGCTTTATATATGCGGTCGGGGTTGCCAGCAAGGAACCAGCAAACAAAGAACACTTTCGGGCCGTAAATTGCAACGTTGCAATTATTCGCAAGGTCAATAATAAGATTATGACTACGATATACGCCGTCAATCTGATAGAATTTCTTTCGCTTCACTTTAAAGCCTCCTTTAATAAGCGTTAACTTTCCAATCATTCCAATCGTCAAAAGTGACGGCCTGCAGCATTTTTCGTAAAACAAGAATATTCTGTTCATATGCCTTTTGCTGCTTTTTCAACATCAGCCAGGCAGCGGCCGCCGCTTCTGCGTCGCTTATGATTTCGGCCGGCGTCTTTCCGCTGGCCTGCTTTTCCAGGCGCTTCAGCTCGTCGCGCATGTAGTCCCCGTTTAAAACACGATTGCGCCAGTCACCGGACTGCCCCCACGGGCCAACGGTAAAGCTTGCACAAATGTGCTCGCGCTTGTTAACGTCATAACTTAAAGTGGTGGGGTCATAGCCGTTTGAATAGCCAGCGGCGCGGATGGCGTCGCGGATGGGGTCCAGGCGCGTGCTCTTCTCGCGCGTTTCCGCTTTAAAAATATCAGTGTAGGCGATATAGCAACGGCAAACGCCTCGCGCCTCTGCGTTCAGCGCTTATGCCGCGAAAAACGCGGCGGCAAAATGATTTGCCAGGTCCTCGACGGTGTGCGCCGGGGTGATTCGTGCCACGTGTTCGCGGCATAAGCGCCAGCATAACGCGCGGCGCGGTTCCACGGCTGCAAGGCTCGCTTTTATAGCTTTTACTAATTGCTCGGCTTTGCTCATGGTTTCTTCCTCCTTTATTTCGCTTTTAAAATTTTCAAGGTTCAGTTTTGGCCTGCCTCATCAGTACCGGGGCGGCCGGTCCCCGGTATACGCCGCACGGGGCGGCGTTTCGGCTATTGTAACAAGGGCGTTTCCGGGCGGTATTTCAAAAATTCGCTGCCGTGCAGGTCGCGGATTTGTTCCATAGTCAACGCGCGGCGGACTTTCTTCACCCACTCGCCAGCATGCCAGTACCAAAGTTTTTTCTTGCTGGCCCATTTGCAGCCGGCGCCTTTCAAGGCGTCTTTGTTCTCTTTCGTTTCGCCGCCTATCCATAACCAGCTACCGCATATCTCGATTTCAAGGCCTTTCAAGCCCATGAGCACGGCCAGGATTTCGGCAAATTCCGCTTGTTCGGCCAGGATTTCGGCGGCGGTTTTGTAAGTGCCGTCCGCTTTTTTGTTGCGCTGCCACTCCTGGCGGCTTTCGCTTTCGGCAAGTTCAGCAGCGCGCTTGTCGTGCGCTGCGCTCATTGCCTTAAATTCTGCGGCCGTGCCGCCTTTGTCCGGATGGCAACTCATGCAGGCTTTTTTAAAAGCCTTTTTCAGTTCCTCGATTGTTTCGCAAGCGGCAAAAATCTTTCTCCAGTCCATTTTCTTTTCCTCCTTTTTTGGTTCCGGGTTGTATTTGGCTTTTAATTCGGCGAATTTCTCGCGGCTGACTTTGGCAACCAGCTTTACAAAACGGCGGCTGCTGTCCCATGTATCATAGATAACGCCGTTGACAACGGCTACGGCGTGCTTTGCTACAAAAACAACGTAGCTGGCGCCGGTATCGCAATGCTTTGTAAAGCTGTTGACTGTTTCGCGGCTGGCGGCTTTAACCTCTATACCTAAATCAGCCAGGGCGGCGGTGATGTTCTTCACGGTGTTCCATGCAGCGCCGCTTTCAAATACCTTTGTTTCCAGCAGCTTTTTAGCCTGCTGGTAGGTTAACGGGGTTGCCGTGCAGATTGCTCTAATTGAGCAATCACCAATATTCTTATTTTCGGGGTTCGCATTATACTTTTCAAAAGTCATTTTCTTATTCTCTCCTTTCGGCTGTTGGCTAGGGCTTCGGACCTTCTGCCTGGCAGCTTTACGGCCCCCAACGGGGCCGCCGTCAGCTTTAAAAAATCAGATACACGATGTTTGTTGCGTATTGATAGACTTCCTGCTGTGCCTCACTTAATGCCGGGTAGCGGTTCATAAGATTTGCAACTTTCATAAGTTGTTTGATTCGCAGGTTTTTAAATTTCATTGTTTCGGCCTCCTTAATATTTGTAAACGGTTGCTTCACCGGTAACATCAAAAAAGACATTATAGAAATGGCCTTTGACTACCGTGTAGAGTGCTTCAACGTGCCCCGGGAATTCGTCAAAGTCGGCGGTGTGCAGAATTTTAATATCCTTTAAACACGGCTGAAAGCCGTATTCGCGGAAAAGCGCCAGCTGAACCATTTTAGCGTTTTGAGTTTGTTCTTTTTGTGTAGTCATTTTTAGTTCCTCCCTTGAATAGCAATTTCACTTTTGATTAGCTCTTTGCTTTGTTGAGTATATTATAAACGCTTTTGATTAGCTTGTCAATACCTTTTTTGATTATTTTTTAATTTTTTTGATTTGATTTTTTGCGGATATGGTTATATAATGTAGATAAGCAAAAAAGGGGGTTACAACATGATTACACCAATTATCAAGGCGGCCGTGCAGCTCGCAGGATTGAGCCGCGCGGATTTGGCCCAGGCGCTAGGCCTTAGCACGCCGCAAGCGTTGAGCAACAAATATAACCGCGGCAGCTTTAGCGCAAAGGATTTAACCAGGATAGCGCAGGCCTGCGGCGTTCGCCTGGCGTTTGTAGATGATGCCGGGCGCGCCGTTCTGACGTTCCCCGCGCCGCCAGCAGATGACGGCAGCCCCGCAGATGATGCAGAGGGTTAAAACAACATTATAAGAGTAGCAACGGCCGCACGCTGGCAGATGTTCAGCGTGCGGCCGTTCTTTTTTATTCAGCAACATTTATAATATGTTAAGACGTTCACAAAAATATAATAATGTATCATTGACTTAATAGCATTTTTTAGGGTATATAATTCAAAACAAGATAATTAATATAATTTTATTGATGATTGGCAGTTTTTATTTGTCAATCTTTTTTTATTGTTGGATTCTTGCAAATAAAGATTATTGATTGTATTTATATTATTGATGTTTACAAAATCTGTTGTGATTGATATTAATAATATATTATATAGGGTTGTAACAAAAGTGTGACGTGATGTTTAAAATTAAAAGTTTACTAGCTAATACAAATACACCGACAAGAGGTAGACCACCGGCAATAGTCACGCAGCCGCAGACGCTGGAAGAATGTGCGGCGTTGCTCAAACAGCAGGGCGCAGCCGTTGCCGTCCTGGCTGTGCAGGACCTGCAAGCCTATTGGTTAAAAATCATGACGGACCCAAAGGCCAGCAACAAAGACAAATTAACAGCGTCAAAGCTATATGCTGATAGCGTGGGCGCGTTTGACAAGCAGATTCAAGCTAACAAGGGCCCGGCTGTGTATCATTGGGGCGCGGCAGATGACGCAGTAATAGTAAACGATTGTTCAAAAGATACTACTAAAACATAAACATAGATAGAACTTTTAACATAATCTTTATTATCGGACGTAAAATATTATCCTGCTGCTGCTGATTAGCTGGCGGTTCCAGATGTTGACGGCCTGGCTGATGATGTTAGCGCCAGGCGTTCACCTGGCATATGCTGCGGCCGTTCCTGCGTGGCTCATGCGGCAGGCCTACCACGTTTTTATTTTTGTTTGGCGTGGGTTCTGATTGGTTGTTTGGCGGCGCTGGCGTTGGTGATTTCCCTGGGTTTTCGCAAAAATTGATTTTGGTTCTTGCCTTTCCCACTGACATTGAGTGGGGGTGGGGCCCAAAAATTTTGCAGCCGCCGGGGGGAGGTAAATACCAAAAATTACCAAAACGATTTTTTCAAGGGGGTAAACATGGAAAACATAATACAGATACCATATACTCCACGACCTGCATGGGCGAAGGTGCTGCATAAGGAATTAAGCAGACACCGCTTTGCAGTAATCGTAGCACACCGCCGCTTTGGTAAGACCATCGGAATGGTGAATCACCTTATAAGGGATGCTTTACAGAGTGACTTAATCAGCCCGCAGTATGCTTTAGTAGGTCCGTTCAGTGCACAGATGGAAATTATTGCATGGGGACCATTGAAGTATTACACAAGCGTCATAGAAGGCATTAAGGTGAATGAGACAAAGAAGTATGTTGAATTCCCCAGTAAAGTACCTGGAGCGCAGGGAGCGAGAATATATATCGTTGGTGCGAATAACCCCGACGCATTACGTGGTACATATTGGGACGGCGTAATACTTGACGAGTATTCGGATATGAAGCCGGAGATGTGGACGCAGATAATCCGACCTGCGATAGAGAACGGCGACAGAAAAGGCTATTGCTATTTCATCGGTACACCTAAGGGGCAGAACAACTTCTATGAGATGTACAAGAAGGCCAAGACGAATAAGCGTTACTTTGCGTATTTGTCGAACGTGTACGATAGCGGCATCTTAGACGCAAAGAGCATAGAAGAACTGAAAGAGGATATGCCGGAGGTAGAATTCAGACAAGAGTATTTGTGTGACTTTAGCGTATCGGCAATCAACGAGCTTTTCAGCCTGGAGGAACTAGATAAGGCTTTCAGTAGAGAGCTGACAGAAAAGGATGTTCCCTATGATATGCCGCTGGTGCAAGGCGCTGATATAGCGCGCTTCGGCGATGACAGAACGTGCATATGGCGGCGTAAGGGTTTAATGGCATATGCTAAGCCGAGAATCTATAAGAAGCTGAATACGATGCAGACGGCAGATTATATTGCTTTGGCAATGGATGAAAATAAGGCAGATATGACCTTTATAGACGTTGGCAACATGGGTGCTGGCGTAGTCGACAGGTTGAGACAGATGGGGTACACAGCTTTGCGAGAGATACCATTTCAAGGCGCGGCGATAGAGAATAAGCGTTATGAGAATATCAGAGCAGAGATGTATTTCAAACTGAAAGACTGGATAGAAGATGGCGGAGCTTTGCCGGATGAACCTGGACTAAGAGAAGAGCTTGCAGTCATTCACTATAAGTACTCTAAGAATGGGCGTTTAATACTAACGCCTAAAGAGGAGATAAAAGAAAAGCTAGGGCGTTCACCGGACCTTGCAGACGGCCTGGCACTAACATTTGCAAGGAAGGTTCCGTTAAGGCAGTTGGGGTTTGACGATAGAAAGCCTAAAGTGCTGATGTGCAACACAGAATATTCAATTATGGGGGCGATTTAAAAATGGGTGGCATTGCAAAATTATTCGGTGGCGGCAACATGCCGACTATTGAAAAGGTGGACCCGGCACCGACTACCGTTGCGACAAGCAGCGAAGTTGCGGCCGGCGGCGACAGTAACAAGAAGAAACGCAGAGGCTTTTCATCTACGCAGACAAGCACTATTGCTAGTGGCGGCGAGGGCGGCCGTAATACTTTAGGCTAAGAGGTAACAGCTTATGAACTTTCAAACGATAGCGGCGAGCAAGCCACAGGGAACACTTCCTAGTGACGGGGTGCCGCTGAAAAAGAACTTGCCGGACCGCCAACGTTTGGTGCGTAAGCTCAAAAGCATGTATGAGGACAGACGAGATTGGGTAGACAGATGGAAAGAGATAAGAGATTATCAGCTTCCGTTTGTCGGCGAGTTTGACGATACAGCAGACAAGACCAATCCCGCGCGCAGACGTGACTTGAAGATTGTGCATGGCGTAGCGTGGAGAGCGGCACAGGTATTTGCCGCTGGCGTTATGAGCGGACTTACACCGCCGAGCCGCCAGTGGTTCAGATTTGCATACAGGCGGCCGGAACTGAATACGAATGTTGAGGCTATGAAAGTGCTTGACACAAGACAAGAGATTGTATCAAGCGTGCTTGCAAAGAGCAACTTCTATAACAGCATCCATACTGTATATCTGGAGTTGCCTTTTGGGCAGTGCCCGATGGCTATATTCTACGACGCAGAAAACGGCGTGCGGTTCCAGACAATGACAATCGGTACTTATGCACTTGAAGCAGACGGCTTCGGCAAGGTAACTACTTTTGCAAGAAAGTACGATATGACTTTGCAGCAGCTAGCAGACTGCTTCGGCGTAGACGCTTTGCCCGACAATCTGAAAGGACTGTTAGACAATCAGACCAATCTTACTAAGAAGTATAAAGTCTGCTGGATGGTAGAGCCTAACAGTGATAAGCTGCCTGGCTACATGGACAGACTGAATATGCCGTATAGAAGCGTGTACTGGTTGGAAAAGTCAGAGAGTGACGAATACTTGTATGTTGGCGGCTTTGAAGAAGAAGCAGTACCGGTAGCGCGTTATCTTGTCAGCGGCAATGAGGCATACGCAAGAGGGCCTGCGTGGTTTGCAGAAGGCGACAGTAAAATGCTGCAACTGCTGAAAAAAGATTATCTCACAGCAATAGAGTTAAAGATAAAGCCGCCGATGCAAGGCAGTCCAAGCCTTATGAATAACGGCGGTATTAACTTGATGCCTGGCGGTCTAACAGCCGTAGATGACCAGACGCAAGATATGGTTAAGCCTTTGTTCGCGGTTGACCTTGACTTGAAGGACGCGCAGGAAGAAATTATTCGCGTTGAGGATGCTATTAAGAGAGCATACAGTGCTGATTTGTTCTTGATGTTAGATAACCTTGATAATAGCCGCATGACTGCTAGGGAGGTTATGGAGAGAACGCAGGAAAAACTGCAACAGCTAGGCCCCGTGGTTGAGCGATTGCAGGATGAATTCTTAACACTGATTCTTCAACGTGTATATAACATCATTGACAGAAGCGGCGGATTCCCTCCGGTGCCGGAAGAACTGCAAGACCTTTTGAGTGAGGAAGATGTAGAAGTGGACTATATTTCACCTTTGGCGCAGGCGCAGAAGATGAGCGGCCTTGTGAATATCGAACAGGCGATAGCACAGACCGGACAGATGGCGCAAGTATGGCCAGAAGTTACGAAGAAGATTAACCCGCTGGGTGCGATTACAAAATACTTTGAAATGCTTGGCGTGCCTGCGATGGCATTGCGCAGTGATGAAGAAGTACAAGAAATGCTCAAACAAGAGCAGCAGGAAATGCAACGGCAGCAGGAAATGCAGGAAGGCTTGGCAATGGCACAGGCTGCGGCTCCTGCGGCAGAGGCGGCCAAAAATCTTACTGCGGCGGCGAATGATTCCAATCCGGCTATTACAAGCTGGCTAGGCGTGCCGGGAGGTTGGGAATAATGAGCGAGCAGTTTAAATATAAATCCAATACCGGCGAGGATAGAAAGCAAGCACTGCTGACAGAGTACATGGTAAGAGAGCAGGCAAGAAGGGATAAAGAGGCCCTACTTGACCTGCTGGGGAGTGAAAGCGGACGCTGGTTCTTGATGCGTATGCTTGATGTGACCAAAGTAAACTCTATGTGCTTTACCGGCAACAGCAAGACTTTCTATAACGAAGGCCGCCGCGACGTAGGCTTAGGCATTATCAAAAGCATTTTAGCACTTGGGCTGCAAGGCATAGAGCTTAAACAGCAGGCTGAAATGGAGTATGCAGAATTCCAACTAAAGCTACAAGAGCTGGCAGTGGAATATGTAGATAACAACAAGGAGGAATAACTAATGGGCGAGAACGGCGAAAACACAGTTGTGAACGGCGAAGGCGCACAGCAGCAACCCGATACCACAGTGCAACAGCAGCAAACAGACCCGACTACTAATGCAACTAATAATACAAGTGCTTCCGGCACTATTGCAGGGAACGGAAGTAATGGGCAAGGCACACAACAGCAGCCCGGCACAGTGAATTATGACTTTGCAGGAGTAGAAATGCCGGAAGGCTATGAGCTTAGTGCTGATGAGCAAGGACGCTTTGTAGATGTCATTAAAGGCATGAACCTTAGCAATGACCAGGCAAGAGCACTTGCAAAGTACGGCACAGAGTATGCAAGCCGTGTAGTGCAAGGCGTAGAACAGCTCCGTGCGCAAGAAATTGCTAAATGGGGTGACGAAGCTAAAACGGCACTGGGCGCAGACTTGGGCAAAGTACAGGGCCTTTGCGATACTGCCTGCCGTAAATTGGAGGCAATGTATCCAGGCTTGAACGTGCGTGAAGCATTGGAAGTTACCGGCGCAGGCAATCAAATTGCTATCGTGAGAGCATTTGCGAAACTTGGCGAACTGCTTGGCGAGGACCCCGGCTTGGCTGCACAAAACGGCGCACAAGGCTTAAACGCTGCGCAAGGCATTGCAGCAAACATGTACCCGAAAACCGACTGGAGCAGGTACAAATAATTTATTAACTTTTAATTGAAAAACAGGAAGGATGATGAAATTATGGCTACTATTGGTTACTCCCAAACTATGAGTGACTTACGAAAGTACTTAACTCCGCAAGGCGCTATTGACCGCGTTATGGAAGTACTTAACGAATCTAATCCTATTATGGAAGATATTCGGTGGATGGAAGGCGATTTGCCGATTGGTACTAAAACTACTATTCGTGCGAGCCTGCCTTCTCCGTCTATCCGTCGTATTAACCGCGGTACTTCTCCGACTAAAGGCACTGTAAAGCAGCGCATTGATGTATGTATGCACTTGGAGGACCGTTCCTGCGTGGACGTTGAATTGCTTTCCGGCAAACCGAATCCGCAGGCTTTCCGTATGGCAGAGGATGATGCACACGTAGAAGGCATGGGCCAATACGTTGCACGTCAATTCTTGTACGGCAACTTAGATGAAGACCCGGACACTTTCAATGGTATTGCGGTACGCTACAATACTTTGACCGACGGCGGCAAAGGTACTCCGGGCCACCAGGTGATTTCCGCGGGTACCCCTGGTACCAACACCAACGCTTCTATCTACTTCGTAGATTGGGGTGACAGACGTGTAATGGGTGTATATCCTAAAGGCACCCAGGCAGGCTTGAAGACTGAGGACTTGGGCGAAAGTGATGTATACGACGAGAACAACAAGCCGTTCCGTGCATTGCAGACCTTGTACTCTTGGAAGTGTGGCTTGGCGGTACAAAATGTTCGTTCTATTGTGCGCGTGTGCAACATTGATGTCCAAAAGCTTAACTCTTTGACTGACAGTGCGCAACGCGAACTGATGAATAAATTCATCTTCGCAAAGAACCGTCTGCAAGACCCGAAAGCGCCGGTTGCGTATGTATCTGACGGCGTATACTCTTGGCTGGAGTGCTATCTGAACAACAAAAACAATGTTCATGTTACCCGTCAAGACTTCATGGACGCGCCGCCTAAACTGTACCTTGCAGGTATTCAGATTAAGAAACTTGACTGCCAGAGCGAAACCGAAGCGGCAGTCGTGTAACCGGAAGGAGTGAATAACAATGATTTTTGACCAGCAAAATATGTACATGGACAATTCCTTGACCAGCAATGTAATTGCGAACGTTGGCGGCGGTGATGCGGCTGACCCGTTATTTCTTGTTATCACTGCGCCGACCGCCTTAGCTACTAGCGGTACTATCACTGCGGCGCTGGAAACTTCTGACAGCGAAAGCTTCGGCACTAAAACTGTTGTGGCGACTTATACTCTTGCTGCCAGCAAAAAGGGTATTTTGGTTGCAGCTAAACTGCCGTATGGCATGAAAGCTTTTTCCAGACTGACTGTTACCGGCGCAAGCGGCGGCAAACTGACTGCTGGCTTGACTGAAACTGTTCCGAACTGGCCGGGCTGATTTAGTACTTTAAGGGGAGGGCGAAAGCTCTTCCCTTTTTTAATAATCAAGGAGGAATAGTTAAAAATGCTTAACATTACCGATGTATGTAATATGGCGCTGGCTCATATCGCCAAAGGCCGTATAAGCAATATAGATGAGCAGTCGGAGTTGGCCAGACAGTGCAAACTGTTTTATGAGCCTACCCGCAAAGAGTTATTAAGGAGCTACACTTGGGGATTTGCAAAGCGCGTGAGCAAGCTTGCAGAACTTAGTATCGAATCTCCGTACTGGTCCCACGTTTACGCCTACCCCGAAAAGTGCCTTGCTGTGCGCAAGATATTTGACGCTGACACCGGCGCAATGATAAGGGCAGGCGAACAGCAGCAGGAAGAATGGGACTTGTATATGGCAAGCGACAACGTGCTTGGTATAGGTTGCAACATTCCTGCTGCATGGCTTGAATATACCTATGACGTTGACGATGTGGAAATGTTTTCAAGTGATTTTTTGAGTGCGTTTACTCATATGTTGGCGTTTAATATCTGCGTACAACTTACCGGCAACAGCGGCTTGCAGCAGACACAGTATCAGCTTGCAATGGCAGCATTACAGAAAGCGAAGTATACTACGGCAAGTGAAAAGAAAGAATTGCCGGACTACCCGAGTAAATACTTTGACGGGAGGGCGTAATTATGGCTAGTGGGTTAACACCTTATTATTTATTGCAGCCTGCGTTTACCGGCGGCGAAATCAGCGCCGAAGTTGCAAACCGCGTCGATTTAGATAAGTATCAGTTTGCGGTCCTGCAAGCCTATAACTGCCTTATCAAGCCGCACGGCCCTATTTATCGCAGACCGGGCATGAAGTATATGGCACGAACAAAGTATAGTGACAAAGCGTGCATCCTGGTACCGTTCAACGGCGCAGACAATACCGACTATCTTTTGGAGATTGGCGAAAAATATATAAGAGTGCATAAGAACGGACTTTATATAAACATAGAAGTTATGACACCGTACACGGCGGATATGCTGCAAGATTTGAGATTTGTACAAAGCGCAGACACTATGTTTATTGCAAGCGGCAAATATCCCGTGAAACAGCTTGCAAGATATTCAGACACTGACTGGCGTTTTGCTGATTTTGAAATTACTGATATGTATTTTGACGAATCAACTACGCTTGAAAATTATAGCGGCATAAGCTATACCGTGCCCGGCACTTATCAATTTCAACCGACTGTTACCGGTGAATATCAGATTGATATAGCCGGTGCAGGCGGCGGTGGCGGTGGCGGCGTTAGATATTCAAAACCGCGTGAGCACGGACACACTTACTATTGTGTCGGCGGCGGTACAGGTGGTAGTGGTGAGCGCATTATAAATACTGTAACGCTGACAAAAGGCACAAGTTATACAATTATAGTCGGCAGTGGTGGTGCTGGCGGTGGCGGCACAGGTAGTTACGGAACAGCTTCCAATGGCGGCAATGGCGGAAATAGTACGGCTTGCGGCTTGACCGGTAGAGGTGGTACCGGCGGTAGCGGTGGTAGCCGTGTATCTATTGACGGCAGTTACGAAAACACAAGGGGCGTGCAAGGCACAACCTATGGCGCAGGTGGTGGCGGTATTGGTGGTGTTGCGGGTACTAAATATAAAGACAATGCTGGCAAAGCAGGCGCTGATGGTTGGGCAAAGATTTTATATACCGGCAATAAAGAATTGACACCTTCGGGAACAACAGGCGATATTACCTTGACGAGCAACAAGAATATTTTCGCCGGCAGTAAGGCTGGTGCGTATATCAAACTTAAACAAGAGATTGCCAGCAAGACTGTATCAACCAGCAACGGCACTACAGAAAGAGTGCGTGTGGGCGAAAATTGGAAGGTTATCAGTCACGGAACCTGGAGCGGTAGTTTTACTATAGAAAAGAGTGACGATGGCGAAAGTTGGAAGGAATACAGGAAATATACATCCGGAAATGACTACAACCCGTCTGAAAGCGGCAGCGTAACAGAGCCGGTATTTTTAAGGGCGGTATGCACTATAACTAGCGGTACTTGTACTGTTGATTTAACAGCAATGGCCTACAATGCGGAAGGCGTTGTAAAGCTTACTGAAATCACCAGCGACAGCACGGCAAAAGCTCATGTTGAAAAAGAGTTAGGCTCAACAGATATGACTACTAATTTCTTGTGGGGCGCATGGAGTGAAGAATTCGGCTACCCGCAAACACTGTGCTTTTTCCAAGACAGACTATGTTTTGGCGGCACGAAGAAGCAGCCTTACATGGTATGGATGAGCAGAACCGGTGATTACGGCAATTTCAGTGTAGAGAAAGCCAGCGGCACTGTTACCGATGATAGTGCAGTAGCACTTGCGTTTGTAAGCCGCAAGCAGTTTAAGATTTTGCATTTGATAGCAAGCACCGATTTAATTGTCTTGACCGCTGGCAACGAATGGACAGTAAGCGGCAGCGATACTGTAACCCCATCTAAGGCCGTACCGAAAATGCAGACTACACGCGGATGCAGCACTGTTGAGCCGCTGATGATTGGCGGCAGAATCGTGTTTGTACAAGGCCGTGGAAGCACTGTAAGGGATATGGCATATAGCTATGAAACAGACAGCTACGGCGGCAATGACTTAACCTTGCTGGCAAAGCATATCATAGAGAATGTACAGATTGTCGACAGTGCATACAAGCAGGAACCCGACAGCACTATATACTTTGTGAGAAGCGACGGCAGCATGGCTTGCTTATCCTACATCATGGAACAAAAAGTATATGCCTGGTCGACGATAGAAACGCAAGGCAAGATTGAAGCTGTGGCGGCAGTGCAGGAAGGCGACGAGGATATTATTTATCTTGTAGTACAACGAGAAATAAACGGCGTGACAGTACGCAATATCGAATATCTGGCAAAGAATCCTGCAAAGAGCAATAACCCCGACGATTATATTATGCTTGATAATGCTATTGAGTATAGCACTGCTGAAAAGAGCAGTGGGGAAACAGAGATTGATGCGGCAGAATTGGCAGGTGAAAAAGTTACTGTTATCGGTGATGGAAGAATGTATAGCGGACTGACAGTAAGTCAAGACGGCACTGTGACGCTCCCGGCGGCCGTACAACACGCTTTTATTGGCTTGCCCTATAGAAGTATCGTGGAACTTCCAAACGTCGAAATTAAGACTGGTGACGGCACTATGCAAGGACGCAAAAAGCAGATTAGTAATTGCATCCTGCGTTTAAGTAATTCTCTTGGCGGCATGGTCGGGCCGGATATAAATACTATGGACTTGATGAACTTTGATGAGCAGAACGCAGTGAGCGATATTAAATTATTTACCGGCGACAAGCATATGACTTTGCCTATTGGCGGCTTTAACAACGAAGGCAGAGTGATTATCGTTACGGATGAGCCATATCCTTTTAACTTGCTGGCGGTAGTGCGGGAGGTGTCTTTCGGTGGCTAAGAAGTGGACTGTTGAAATCCTTGATAATAAGTCAAAAGAAAATGTTGTGCCGTTGATTGAAGAACTTATGCAAGATATACGGCCGCATGATAAGGAAGATTTGGAAGCAAGCAGTGACCCGGTATTTGTGCTTATTGGCAGTATCAAGCTTGACGAAGAAACAAGGGTGTACCGTGGTGAGGACGGAAAACTGCTTGCGATATTCGGCAAGGGCACTATGGAATGGGGCGCGCCAGGGCGCGGAATCTGGATGGTAGGCACGAACGAACTTTATAATGGTTACACAAAGAGCCTGCTTTTCAAAGAGGCTAAAAGAGTGCTGAATAAATGGGCGCGTGAACATGGACTGCTGCACAATATCGTCTACGAGAAGAACCGCACTAGCATTAACTATTTAAGACACTTGGGAGCGGTATTTTTGGTAGAGCCTAAAACAGGTTGGGACGGCAAGAAATTTTATCAGTTTTATATTCCATATAGAGGGGAGTGAGCGTAATGGGTACACTTGGAATCTTAATGGGTCTGCAAACTGTTATGCAGTTAAGCGGACAACATCAGCAGGCCAAACAGCAGGAGCAGGCATATAAAGCGCAGGCGCAGGCTGCACAGCAGAACGCGGCTATTATGAGCCGCCAACGTGAGCAGCAGGCAGAAGCGTATGCGCAGAAGCAAAGCCAACTCAACGATAGAATGAGGCTTGCAAGAGGGCAGGCACTGGCGGCGGCCGGCAGCAGCGGGCTAACCGGCAGCGGCAGTGTCAGCGATATTCTTTCAAGCAGTGAGGACGCTTACAAAAAAGACAGTATGAATCTGTTGCAGAATCAGCGTAATGATGCGTGGAGCACTTATGTAAACGAGGTTAATTATCGCAACCAGGCAAGCGCATATAATGCGGCGGCGAAGAACGCTAAAGCCAACGGCAAAATGCAGATGTTTAGTACGCTTGTAGGTGCGGCGGCGAACGCTTACTCTAAAGGCATGATTGGCGGCAGCAAGGGAACAACTACAGTAAGCGGTGATGAATGGTACGATGCTAACAGTGATTTCAATCTTCCTGCTAGCAATATGAACGGCTTCAATCTTTACAACCAGGCAAAGAAGAATAACCCGTTCATGGATAATGCAGGCTTTACTAAATGGAACTGGTAAGGGAGGTGCAGTATGAAGATTGCAGGTTATCAAGGCAGCGTCAATTTAGGTACCGGCGGCGGTGCGACTGTCAAGGTATCGAGTGACCTTAACGCTTATGGCAGCGGCGGCAAAGGACTTGCCGCTATTGCCGGTGCCGCCAACAAATGGGCGGTAGCAGTAGAAGCACAGCAAGAGGATGAGGACAAACAGTCTATCCTTAACGCTATGGATATATTTAATAAGAGCCGCTATAACATCATGTACAACGATGAAAGCGGCCTTATGAATACGAAATTAGAAGGCACTGCCGGTGCAGGCAGCAGTTATACGGAGCAGATAAATAAGGCAAGGCAGGATGTATTAAGTAATACCAAACTGCACAGCCAAAAGAATCAGCTTGCATTAGACCATTTAATGTATCAGAGCGCACAGCAAGGCTTCCAGACTGTCGACCAATACGAGCAGAAGCAAAAAGAAGCAGTCACTGATTTGCGCTATGACAATAATATTCAGAACTCCTGCGAGTTTGTACAGAAGAACTGGAACAACCCGCAGGCGCTGCAAGATGAAATTATTCGTACACAGTTGCTGACAAGTGCTATATATGGCAAGCGTGGCGCAGAGTTTATCGAATCTAAGAGCAGAGCCAACATTGGGCAGGTGGTAGCAAGTGCCGTCGGGGCAAGCATCACCAACGAAGATTATGGCACTATGCGTAACATCATGGACAAGTACGGTAGTTATCTGACTGCCAATCAGCGAGCCGCTTTTGAGAAGGTGGCATACGATAAAGAGAGCAGCGCTTTTGAAAGAAATACCGCTAAAGATTTGTATGCTAAATATGGCGACGATGAAGAAGCAGTGCGCAAAGAGGTTGAAAACATGGACGCTTTTTCACCAGAAGGCGGCAAAGTCGAAACGCAGGCAGAAGGCACTACATGGGTAAGGAACAGCGGTGTTTCCCTTGATGGCGTAAAGCAGCAAGTAACCATCGGCCTTTCTGATATTGCGAAAGAATTTAACACATTGAGCGGCGCACAGCTTATTGTCACTAGCGGCACGGATAGTACAGATATTCACGCTGCCGGTGAGCACAGCCACGGCGCAGGCGTCAAACTTGATGTTGCAGCTGACTGGCTAGAGAACGCAGACAATCGCAAGAAATTTATTTCTTATATGCAAAGTAAAGGAATCAAGGTATTGGACGAATATTCTAATCCATCGACAAACTCTACGGGTGGGCACCTTGATTTGGACTTTACGGACTATAAAGGCGGCACAGTAGCACACAAACATATAAGCCTAGACGGGCAAGACCGCATTATGAAGCAGTACCGCATTATTAAGGCAGACCATGACAGAATAGAAACTTATAAGAAAAACAAACTTTTTGAAGGAATAAAGAATGAGATATTTGCTATGTTTAATAACGGTACAAGCTACAGTGAAGCTATGACGTGGGCTACTAACCAGGCAGGCAGTGACCCCGACAAGTACGTAACATACCGTAATGCGGTGGAGGCGATATACGGACCGCAAGGCAGAAGCGGAAGCAGTGGTGGCGGTGGACGTGAAGCCATAGCTAAACTTGGCAGTGACGGCAAAGAAGCAGTGATTTCTATGCTGGAAGCAGGCAGGTTTAAATCTAAGGCAGAATTTTTAGCTTTTGCAAGAAGCCACGGAGCAACTAATTCAGATATGAATTCATTGGATAAGTCTTATGATAATTGGTTGAGTGGCGCAGGCGAATATGCTTATGATTGGGACGGGCTTTGCAAGTATGTAATGGGTACTTCTTCTAACGATAAAGTAAAACAAGGGCTAAAGATATACGGCAAACAGTGGGTACGAACGTACCGCGCCGAACACAACGGCATGAACCCGGATGAATCAGTATTAGTTGATGCCATGAAGCAGGCTATCACCACACGGACTTTTGGTTCTTATGTAACAAAGCCGGGCTTCTTGTGGGATAGCACAAAGACTTTTAGCGGCAGTGATGCACTGTTAGCAAAAGCGGGCATAGCCAGAGCTGAAAAAATTGCTGACGATTGGTATCACGTAACATACTTTGACGGCAGCGACGGCAATGTCAACGGTGGCTATCTTGATGAGGTTATGAATGGAGATTATTAAATGAGCTGGGAAGATAACGAAAAAGAATTTCAAAGACTGCGAAACGAAAAACAGGATTGGTATAATGGCGGTTATGCGACCGGTGCAGACAGCAATTTAACTCCTGCTGAAACTTTAGGCTATTATGACCTGCAAAAAATGAGCGACGATGAATATAATAAGTTTTCGCAGGCAGTAAAGAGTAATAGCTCACCGACGATTGATACTAGCAGTATTATCAACGATGATAAACCAGGCATAGGCACTGCCGTAATGAACGGCCTTAAAGGTTCGGTGCGTGGCTTATTCGGTGCGGCTAAAGCGACCGTTGACGCTAATATTGAAGCTCATAAGGGTGACAAGAATGTTGTCAAAGAGTATGACCAATCAGAGAACATCAGCAAGGCTTTAGGCTATGTCACCGATGAGATTTTGAAGCGCGAAGAAGTTAAGGCTGATACGGCGGCTGGGCAACTTGGTTATGATTTGGCTGAAAACGGTATTCAGCTTTTAGTACAGCTTGCACTGACTAAAGGTGTAGGCGCTGCCGGTGCAGGTGCAAAAACTGTACACGCTATCAGTATGCTTTACAATGGCGCCAACATCAGCGGCGAACAATACCTGCGACTGCGCAAAGAGGGCGTAAACGCAAGCAGAGCAGCAGAGGCAGGCTTGATGAACGCAATTCCGCAGGCGGTGTTAGAAGAACTACCGCTTGGCAGACTGCTTAAAAAGATGCCTGCCGGTAGCGGGCTGAAAGCTAAGATATGGGAAGTTACCAAACGTGGCCTTGAAGAAGGCGTTACCGAAGCATTGCAGGAATTCCCGGAACAGGCAACGGACTTATGGGCAAAGAACCCCGGTGCAAGCACTGCCAAGCTTGCGGAGAAATGGGGCGAGAACTGGCAGCAGAATTTACAGGAAGCAGGATATAGCGGCCTTATCGGTGCTATCCTTGGCGGTACTGCAAGCGGCACAAAGGTTGCCGTTGACAGCGTTATCGAGCACTTTGCTTTAAAAGCCAACGAAGAACGCAAGGCAAAGTTAGTGGCAGATGCTGAACGAATCAAAGAAACAGGCATTAACCCGGAACGTGCGGCGGCTACAATCGAAGCGAATAATCCCAACTTTGAGGACGATACAGTAACAGTATCTGCACAGGACCTAGAAGGTTACAAGCAGACCAGCAGCAACAATAAACTTTATGAGGAATTGGGAATTACCGAAGAAGAAGTAAAGGCGGCTGCGGAGCTGGGGCAGGATATAGACATTAGCCGTGGCAAGTTTACGGCGGCAATGGCTAAGGATAACGCATTGTTTGAAGCTACGAAAGACAATATGTATTTTGACAGCAACGGCGAGTTGTCGGACGGCGGCGCAAAGACACGTAAAGAACTGCGAGAAGGTTATAACTTAACTAGGCAGGCAAGCGCGGAGCTTGACGCAGAACTTGACGCTATTGTTGACAGCGCAAAAAAAGCAGGCATGAACAAATCTCATGCAGATAATTTGCGTCTGGTTTTGGAAGCGCGCGCACTTGCAATAGAACCCGAAAATCCCGCTGCATGGTTACAAAAAAACAAACTGCGTTTTGAGGACGGCGGCAAAGCTAAACAAAAGAATGGCTGGTTTAGCAAGGGAGGAGTGCTTAAAAAAGAGCAATTCTATACTACTAATATTACCGGAAATGAGATGGGACACTATTCAGATTTGAAGAGCTTGCAGAAAAAGGCTTTTGCATGGTATAGGGACAACTTGCAAGGCACGAGCGTTCATAATGGTGTATTGGGTGATATTAGAATAGATAAAGGGTATCAAGAAAATAATATTAAATTTGGCACAAGTGGCAGAAAGAAAATGGAACACACTTCCGCTAAAAAAGAAAAACTTTTTGCATTGCGCTATTTACGTGAAATTATGGAGAATGGTAATTTCGTTACAGAATCTGCGCCGCAAAAAGAAAAACATTCAGACGAGAATTTTTATTATATTCATTCTGCACTGAATGTTAATGGTGAAAAACGTTATGTAGTTGTTACAGTAAGAGAACATAATGATAAATCATTATCATATTATAATCATAATGTTTTTAACGAAAGTGAGTATAAAAAAATAGAGGACGCGTTCAAGCCCTCGGGTTCCGAGCAATTCAAGGCTCAGCCCAGTATCTCAAACAAAACGTCCTCTTTTGCTGATAGTGTATCACAAAAAGCAGATAATTACAAGCAACAAAAAATTGTCAATGGTACACTGAAAGATAAAGGCATGTTTTCCCCAGCGGAAGATGGTTCTTATATTATTACACTTTTCAAAGGTGCAGACGCAAGCACAGTTATCCATGAAACAGGACACTATTTTGTGGAAACCATGATTAACGAAGCACTGGCAGACCCCAGCAACGCAAGACTAAATGCTGATGCAAAAAAGCTCATGGAGTATGCAGGCATTGACGCTGACACATGGGCAAGCGGTGACGTTGAAGCAAAGAGAGCCGGCCATGAAAAGCTGGCAGAAGCATTTGAAACCTACATCATGGAAGGCAAAGCGCCTAGTGTTGGCCTGCGCGGAGTGTTCCAGAGATTCGCTAATTGGTTATCAGCTATTTATAGTAAGATAGCAAGAAGTGAAAATGCGGCAGAATTAACGCCAGAAGTACGGCAGGTGTTCGACAGAATGTTGGCGTGCCGTGAAGAAATTGAAGTTATGGCGCGCATGGAGGGTATGTTCGGCGGCTTGCCAGAGAATATAACATCCAAGTTATCAGACCAAAATAAAAAGACCTTGCAGGATAAAATCTTAAAGGCTAAAGACAAGGCCGTGGATATTCTGACAAGGCGAGCAATGGCTGATTTCAGCGCAAAACGCAGAGCTGAAAAGGCTGCTTTCATCGAAGAAATACGGCCGCAGATTGAGCAGGCAGTAGCGCAAGAACTTGTCAATCGTGCAAGAGTGCAAGTCGGGCAGGAATTCGGGCAAGAATCAAAACTTGCTAATCCCGCAATTATTGCGAGAAAATACAGACACGTTTTAGGAAGCGTACTGCCAAACTATAATGATATGCTGAACGATACCAATGCCAGCATTGACGATATACTCAATCCGATAGTTGAGTATCTGCAAGCAGAAGTCGACACATACGGCACACTTTCTAAAGAGCGTATTGCAAACGCTGAAGACATGCTCGTTGCTATGTTCAGCAAGTCAAGACAAAAAACAGTAACCAATCCTACATTCGTTGTTGATGAGCACGGCATGGCTCATGCTAACTTTAGGCAGAAAATCAACGAATGGGAAACAATCGAAGCTAATCCGCGTAGGCTTGCAAGAAAATATATTTATGGCAATGAACGCATAAACTATAATGAATTATTAAAAGACACAAACAGAGCTATTGGTGATATTTTAAATCCTATTGCTGACAGAATAGAAAGTGAGCTTGCGGAATACCAAAATACAGTCAAGAGTGAACGTGCGTTTTTTATCAATGGCAAGTGGGGCTACTTCGCCGCAACCAATAGAACAGAAGGCAAGTATGCAAACGATTTTGCAGGCATACCGGACCAGAGCGCAGTCTTGGTTGACTTCGGCGAGATGGGCAAGGACGGAAAACGTCATTGGACTAAGCGAGCTTTAGAGCAAGCGGATATTGAAGGCCTTGTATTCCATGAAGCAGGCGACAGTATTCGTAATGTCAACTGGGTATCAAGATACGTTCATGACTACGGCGGCAGCATAAGCGACTTGACCAGTAAAAAAGGACGAAGGAAAATTGCCGAAAAGATTGCAAGGGGCGAAGATATAGCGGACTACTACGATTTGCGTAGCACTGGTTTAGATTATGGCGATGCCGAAATCAAGGCAGACTTTAAGCATATTGTCGATGAGCTGGACAGACTGCAAGCGTTGAAGCATAGACTTGAAACAGACCCAGAAGGTGTCGACCTGGTAAAAGAAAGTAAGCGCAACCAATTATCGCAGGAGCAAAAAGAACTCTTTGACCAGATAGCAGAGGAAAACGGCTATGCCGGCGGCTATGAAATGGCAAGAGAGATTGTCGAAGGTTACACCGTCAATGAGAATGAAGGCAGCGACGTACAGGACAACTGGGCAAGGAACTATATTCGTAACGGCGGTGACAGAGCAAAACTTAAAAGCGAAGAAGGCTTGAAAGAGATTGCCGAAACTTTGGTAGAGGGCGAACAGCTTACAGAGCTTAACGAGCTTAAAGCCTTGAAGCATGAGCTTGAAACTAATCCGGATAAAGTCGACCTTGTGGAGATGAGCAAAAAGCGTGCCTTGTCTAACGAGCAGAGAGAACTGTTTGACTGGGTGGCTGACAGCTTAGGCTATGACAGCGGCGATGCTATGGCGCAGGATATTTTGACTTCGCCGAGTGAAAGAGCTATGGTGCGTCAAGAGATTGACAAGGCTGTAAACCGCAGATTCCCCGACTTCATGCAGGAGCGTGAGCAGGCAAGAGAAGCGGCAAGGGAAGCACTCTATAATGACGAGAGCGGCGAAGTGGTGGCACTTGAACAACAGCTTATTGATGAGGCACTCAACGAAATAAGCGACAAGGATATTAAGCAAAAAGAGCGTGAGAATATTGCTAAAGTGCGGAAGCAGAACGCAGACAATTTTGCTAAACGCTATATCCAGACTTTGCCCGCAGGCGAAGTTATGAAGCCGAGAAGATTTGCTATGGCGGAACGCAGAGCGGCGGCTAATGCAAATAAGGCTGCTAAAGCCGGCCTTTTGGAAGAAGCGGCTATGTATAAGCAGCAGCAGATGATTAACCATGCTTTATATCGTGAAGCAGTCAAGGCGAAACATCAGATTGAAAGCGCAAGAAAGTACGTCAAAAAGCAGATGCACAGCAAGAAAGAAGTATGGGGAACAGAGCAGCACTTCTTCCAGATGTGCGCTTTGCTGGAGCGTATGGGCTACCATCGCAAGGACTTTAACACCAACGGTAGAGAGGTGCAGTCGCTTAGCGAGTACATTGCAGAGATGCAGGCGAAGTACGGCGACGAAATTATTTCTATGCCGGAGTTTGTTCTGAACCCGAATAATGATTTGACCAATGCACCGCAACTTAGCCTTGCAAACTACATGGACGTTATCGACGCACTGAAAAACATTCGTGCTATTGCAAAGCAAGATACGAAGATGAATAAGATTGCCGCCGGTGAAGATTTTGAAAAGGTTAAGGCTGATACGATAGCACACCTGCAAGAATTGCCGGCAGAATATGAGGCGGAGATTGGCAGCGACAGTAAAAAGAGCCTGCGTAAGCGAATTATCGACTGGCCTAAAAATATCATAGCTACACTGCGTAACGCTGATAACTTTTTCTTGATGATGGATAATTGGACGGAAGAAGGTTATTTCACCAGGGAGTTTTACAACAAAATCAACCATTGTGCAGATATGGAAAGCACGATGCTTGAAAGTTACCAGAACGAGCTTATAGATGCTTTACAGAAATGGGAGCCGGACAAGAAAGCAGGCATTGCGCATGATACAAGGATTTACTACGAAGAGCTTGGCGGTAGCGCAGATAAGCATGCTTTGATTGCTATGCTGTGCAACCTTGGCAGTGATAGTAACGCCGCAAGGCTGTGTTCACAAAAACCGGTAGGCGTAAAAAATTCTGATATATGGGTGGAAGAATCGGAGCTTATCGGCAGAGAAGAAGCGATGCTACAAACCAAACAAAACCTTATAGAGTTTTTGTGTAAGCATCTGACTAAAGCAGATATTGCCTATGCGCAGGCACGTATCAATGCAGCAAGTAAATTCTGGCCTATGCTGGCAGAAGTCAATCGCAGAACAAAAGGCTTTGAGCCGCCGAAGATTGAAGCGTCACCGCTGGTGCTAAAGCTTGCAAGCGGTGAAAGCGTGGTATTTGAAGGTGGTTACTTCCCGTTGGAACGTGATACACGCACTGGCAGTATGCCCGGAAAATTTGACAGAATCGACAGTACCGAAGAAGGCAGCAGACCGCTGCAACGGACTTTGACTACGGATACTAGCGCAAGTAAAGCACGTACCGGCGGCAAATATCCCGTAGACTTATCGCGCGGCAGTGAGGTTACGGCGGTAAAAAAATACATTCATGATATTTGTTATCGCGAAACAATGCTTGATTTCAGAAAGATACTGAACGATGAGGATATTTACCGCAACATGGTTGAGCGTTTAGGCGATACAAACGTAAGACTTTTGAGAGAGTTTTTGCAGGCTTGCGCTAACCCATATGGTAGCAGGACAGCATACATGGCTGAAACGACGTTTACGAAGATTGCCAACGCTTTACGTAATGCCACAATGAATATTGCTATTATGTTTAACTTTAAAGCGGCAATGCAGAACACTACTAACATATTTCTTTATGGTAATAGCACAGAAGGCTTTACTCATGCCGACGCTTTCAGAGCTTTACTTCGCAGCTTTACAGGTGAAGGCAGAGCAGAAGTAGACGCTATTTGTGCAAAAAGCGCTTTTATGCGTGAGCGTTCGCAAGCGCCAGACATTACGTTAAGGGATATTCAGAAGCGTTCTGACCTTGATCCGATTGAGAAAAAGACGCTGAAATATGGCGCATTGCTTTTAGGCTACACTGACATGATGACTGCAAAGCCGGTATTTGCAGAAGCATACATGAAGAAAATCAACGAAGGCAAGACAGAGCAGGAAGCACTAGACTTTGCGAACACTGTTATTCGCCGCACGTTAGGCAGCAGCCGTATTCACGATGTATCAAGCCTGCAACGTAGCAGCGGCTTATTCAGAGTGTTTACGATGTTCCAGGGATTTTTCAACACACAGTTTAACCAATGGGACAGAGAAGCACATATTGTTAAAAGGTTATGGAATAGCGGCGAGAAAAAAGAAATGGCTGAACGGCTGATTGCTTTTGTTGGTGCCAAATTTCTCAGCGTGTGCTTCCTGAACGTGGCTATAGCAGAGCTTTCCTTAACCGCTCCTTTTGAGAAAGACGAGGACGGTTATCGCAAATTGTCAAAAGAGCTTATCAACTACCCGTTGTCTATGGGCGGCCCCGTTGTGCAAGCGGCGAATGTTGGCGTGCAAACCTTGCTAGGTATGAGAAACTACGGCTACAGATTGACAGCGGTGCAAGGCTTGATGGACAAAGGCTTTACAGTTATAAGACGTGCAGGCAAAGTTGCCCGAGGCGAAGAAGGTCCGGGTGAACTAGCAGAGCAGGCGGCGTATGTTTTTGGCGCATGGCGCGGCGTTCCTGCTGGTATCGTCAATATCCTATTCAATAGCCTAGATATTGCTGAGGATAATATGGACTTTGAACTGCAAGACTTGATTAAGCGTCGCCCGCGTTCCGAACGTAAACACGAGCAGTAGCTTATGGTAAAGAAGTAGTAAAATAAAAAAATCTGGCAGTGTAAAAACTGCCAGATTTAAAATGAATATGCTGGTTTATTTTCTTTTGCGTGATATTGATTCGGCTATTTCTGAGCCTGCGCCAAAAACGAGCGTCGCGATTACAGAGAGAATGGCGAGCATTGCTTCAAGCGTGAGATATTGCAGCACAGTTGTGTACCACGTTTCAGCGAAGATGAACCCTGCTATAATGGCGATAGGCACGCAGACCACGAGTGGAAAGCCCATAAACAATGATAAAGAAAAAATGAATGTGGCTATGCCGTTATCGTGAAACAGAAACGCTGCTCCCGGCGCTACGCTCGTGATGATTGCAGCGAGTAAGTGAAAGCCAAACCAAATTAGTACAAGCATGATAAGCATAAAAAGTATAGGCATATAAAGCACTCCTTTCTTTGCATTATAGTATATCGCAATCGCTATAAAATGTACATAAGAATTTCACAAATGCTCATTGCTAAAGTTAGCAAAATTGTGTGCTAAAATTAAAGAAAGTAAATCATTTAATGTCTATCTAATTTTTAGATAGACATTTTCTTTTTATGAATAAACGAAAGGGGTTGCTATTATGATTGCTCATGTCGATAACAGAATCACATATAACGGCAATGGAAATGCAACAGAGTTTGCGTATCAATTTAAAATTTTAGACCGAATGGACATTAAAGTTTTGCTGACTGACGCAGACGGCAAAGAAAAGCTGCTGACTAAAGATTATTACGTTGATGTTGAAAAGAATGTTGTACGTTATCCAGGTTATGCAGTCGGCGCAGAAGTGCCGGAGAGTGAACGGCCGCCGGTGTTGCCGACAGGTTGGAAACTGACGATTTATAGGGAAGTGCCGGTAACGCAGGAAACGGATTTGCCAGACCAATATCCTTTTAACCAGGTTGAAGATATTGGCGATAAACTGACGATGATTGCGCAACAGCTTACAGATACTACCGGTAGAAGTTTGAAAATCGGTGTAAGCAAAAGTACTGATATTGATACTACAATTCCGTGGGAGAACGGCAAGAGCTTTAGAATTAGCGACGACGGAAAAACTCTTGAATTGTCGGAAGACCCGGCAAGGGTTTTACCATTGGCGCAAGGCGTTTATGCACAGACTCAAGCACAAGCGCAGAGCGCAGCTGCAAGTGCAACTGCGGCAGCAAAGAGTGAAGATAGTGCATTCGAATCAGCAGGCGTAGCAGGTAACAGCGCACAGTACGCGAGCTTATCTGCTGCAAGCGCTGCTGAAAATGCGGAGCTGACGAGTGGTTATAAGCAGGAGGCATTAAACGCCAAGGCTGACGCTACGGCATCTGCAACCAACGCAAAGGCAAGCGAAGCCAATGCCAAAATTAGCGAAAACAACGCAGAAGCCAGCAAGGAAGCGGCACAGTCTGCTGCAAGTAATGCTAACAACTTTGCAACCAGCGCAAGGAGTAGCGCAAGCGAAGCAAAGAGTTACCGAGATGCAGCTAACAATTATGCAGCAAATGCTAAAAACTACAGCGAAAATGTCAATGTGTTTTTGCCTAGTGTATCTGCTAGTGGCGTGTTGAGCTGGACAAATAAAGCAGGTCTGGCGAATCCTGCAAGTGTGAATATTAAAGGCGCAAAAGGTGATACAGGTACTGCTGCGTCTATCAAGATTGGTAGCGTGACTACAGGTGCAGCAGGTAGTAATGCAAGTGTTACCAATAGTGGCACTGCTAGTAATGTTGTTTTGAATTTTACGTTGCCTAGAGGTAAAGATGGTGCTGATGGTGGCGTTACTGTTGATGCTGAACTGTCTGATACTTCCACTAACCCTGTCCAAAATAAAGCTATCTATAATGCACTGCTGAATAAAGTCGGGACTGATATTTTCTCTGGTTTCGCTTTAATGGGTGCAACCTCTACAATAGCATGGCGACAAGGCTCGCAGGCTATAGGTTCAATTAATGCTACTAATTATACAGGCACAGCAGCTAGAGCTACACAAGATGGCGCAGGCAATGTAATTACTGAAACTTATGCTACTAAAGCTGATATTAATGGGGTAGTTAAAACCGTTAACAATACTGCTCCCGACGAAAACGGTAATGTAACTATTGCTGTTAGTAGTGGTGGCGGCGTTAGCACATCGGAATCTAACACGTGGACGGCACAGCAGAATTTCCATGACCTTATGCTCAGCCGAGAGAAGTACACTACTTATGTTGTCAATGGCACATCCGATACACCTATAACCTCCACGATGGTTTATGCTGTGACAAGTGCATTTACCCTTGACCTTTCTGTTTTGGCTGAGGCATTGAGTGCTAGTCAATCGTCTGTGTTTACTGCATACTTTGCTGCAAATGCAGATTACAGTTTGACTATAAGCAATGCAGGAAAATTAAAATATGTTGGTAGCGCAAGTGACGTAGCTATTACAAGTGCAGGATTGCTCCTTAACATTTGGATGAGCAAAGATGGTGGAGGTACGTTGACGAGCATTGTACAAGCTAACAAGTTAGGAGGTGACGTATAATGGGACTTAATAGAATGATGATGGGAAAAGGTGAAGTAAAGGTTGAAGATGGTAGCAAGGATTGGAGTTATGCTGAAGCAGGTAATAAAACAATTTCTTTTACTGTTCCACCGGGGATTAAAAGAATCAAAGTGGTTGCAGTAGTTGATTCGGTTGAAGGTAACCCGGAAGATTCTAATTATGCTTCTATAGAAAATAAAATGACTAATAAAACATGGGGCGAAGGTTTCTCAGAATCTAATGGAGAAGGAGAACTCGTTGACCATCAAGATATTGATTCCATTGTAGGTGTGACCCCGAATAAAACTTATACATTGCTGTTTAATTGCTATTATACAAATGGTGTAACTTTTTCATGGGGTAAAGCAATAAATGACATGAAGCCTACAGTTGAAGATTATTAAGCAAAGGAGAAACAAAATGCAAACAAAATATAAATACAAAGACCAAACCTACTCTAGCATTTACCCACTTTCAGAAGCCTTAGGCAAAGAGGGTATTTTCATCCCACTATCAATCAGCGATGAATCCTTAGCAGAATTAGGCGTAACCGTTACGCATGAGGAAGAACCTTTGGAAGTGATTAAGCAACGCAAGATTACGGAGCTTAAATATCAGCGTGATAAAGCTGAGGTTGAGCCTATCATATACCAAGGTTACTCTTTTGATTATGATGACAAAGCTAGGGATAGAATTAGTGCAGCTATTGTTGCCCTTGAAGTCTTAGGTGCTTCCGTCACCCTCATATGGACTACCGCAGATAATAAAGATGTAAAAGTAACTGCATCTGACCTGCGTGGCATTATTGCACAGGTGGCGTTGAGAAGCGACAAGCTCCACACAGCTTATAGAAAAGCTAAGGAGAAAGTAGAAACTGCTATAACTAAAGCAGAAGTTGAAAATGTTGTATTAGAAGTTTAAATATCAGCAACAAAATAAATAGGAATGAGGTGTTTTATGATTGAATCAACTGTACAAACTGTAATAAATATTATTGCTGGTGCTGTTATCTCTTATATCTTTGCGTTATATCATACAAAGAAAAAAGAAAATGACGCACTAAAGGCAGGCTTGCAAGCGTTGCTCCGCGATAGAATCATCCAGGCTTATAATCACTATGTTCAGGATAAAGGCTGGATACCAATCTACGCAAAAGAAAGCATCGACGCCTGCTACCGGAGTTACGAGGCGCTTGGAGATAATGGCGTCATTGATAGTTTAATGGAGCAATTAAATGAACTGCCTAACTATGATTTAAAAGGACATGATGAAAAATGCAAGGAGTGTAAGTGTCATGCGTAAATTGATTAACATGTTGAAAAAGAACGATAA